TCATAATTAAAAAGAATCTTATCACATTGATAACAATCGTGCAACTCCTTTCGTGTTGCCTCGATGTCGTCCGTTTCTATCTCAACTAAATGCGTCTCGGACACATCGCCCGATTTGCATTGAATACGTCTAATTATATACATAACGTTTCGATCCTATCTAGACCATTAATCAGCAATCTAATCCGTGCGCAGTTCCCGTCGCATCGAGTTGATTGTGTTTCCTGTTTATGTATCCGACTCGCACAACCTTTGCAATTCTTTGACGGGCACATTTGTTTATACACTTCGATAGCTTGCCGCCTTGTTTCGTCTCTCTGTATCCGAGCTGCTTCGATAGCAACTTTTCGGATTAAGCCACGTGAGCGGATGCGCTCGTTTGTGGCTTGTTCGATGTACTGTTTTACTTTACTCATTTTACCGTGTTATTTTTAGGTTTGTAATTCCATCCGTTTAACTCGTAGACTTTCCGTTTCGCCTCTTCCTGCGTTGCCGCATCATCTACCTTTGTGTCTCCGTCTGGATCACGACGATAGATATTGAAGTGATGGAAGCGAGGGGAATAATAATACTTTGGTTTATTCTGTGTTTGTTCCATTACTGTTTATTTTTATTAAACATTCGTCTTATATGTATCATAATTTTTATTATTTATATAAATTCGTGCTTAAATTAATTTTATTATATGTGTAAAAATAGAGTTATATTGGAGCGAATGATACCCGTAATCCAGCAAAAAAAAGACAATCAAAATAGGCTTTATCTATGCGAGCTCAGAAATATTTTTATCGCCGAATCACTAAATTTTCTCAATAGTGGTGACGCTATATGTATAGCTAAAAATAAGCTCCTATTCGAAGATTGCCTTATTGATACTATATCTTATGACTCTGAAAGTGTTAATTTAAACGAGCAACTACTATCTTTCTTTTCAACCAATATAGAGAAAATTGAATCGTTTATACAAGCTAGAATTGGAGTTAGTATCATTTGAATCTCTTCAATTTATTAATTCTACACAAACATTCTAGGCTGCATCCGCGACAAAATGATTTTATTCGCATCTGCATAGAATTTCTTCTTTATCTCAAATCCGTATGCTTTTCGCCCGCATTGAGCGGCTGCAAGCAATGTTGTCCCACTTCCGGCGCATGGATCTATTACAACATCTCCGTTATCGGTAAAAAGCTCTATTAATCGCTCAAGCAACGGCACTGATTTTTGTGTCGGATGAATTCGCGGTGTATCTGTATCTCTAGGATAATCAAAACAATTAAAGACCATACGACCGCCATTGTTAAACTTTGGAAGTTTTTCCCGGTACAAAAGCACACCATATTCACAGTTACCAACTATCTTCATATTAGCCTTTAAAACTTGTGCCGAAAAGTTCTTTCTAAATACAAGGTTTATATAATTGTTAAGTCCATATTCCTTCGCTTTCTGTATAAGTTCGAATTGTTGTTCAAACTCGCAAAAGACAATCATACAGGGGGATTTTCCTTTTTCTTTCGGCTCTTTAACGAGCATCTTACTACAAAAGTGAAGAAATTCAGTAATTCGAAAATCCTTATCGGTATCGAAAAATTCTTTTCCGGCTAATTCGCTTTCTCCGTTAGAATTGTCTCCGTCGATATACCAAGATGGATTAGAGCCGTATGCGTTCTTCCCTATATTGTAGGGAATATCCGCAATGATTAGTTGTGCTTTCGGAATACCGTATGTTTTATAATTTTGGAAATGGTCGTTAAATAGTTCTACGTCTTTCATTGAAGCAATAATATTGATCGTTAATAAATTCGTCTTCACTCTCCCCTACCTCGCTTTTTACAGGCTTCTTTACCGGAACGCGGATCGCCTTTTCTATAAACTTACTTGATAGATACCTATTCGCTTGTTCCCAATCTGTAAAGTGTAAATCCGGATCGGTATAGAGCGAGATAATCGTAGAGTTCAATTTGTCGAGTGCTCCGAATGCACTTGAATTTATTGTGCCGTCTAAAGGTGTAAACTTGGCTACTAAGTCGTTATAATTCTCTGATACAAATCGGTCTATATATTTCCGATTTCGTTCATTTGCTTCGGTATGTTCTATGGGGATATCGTGCAAATAATTTGTGTTTGATAGTTTTTTAACCATATTAAAATCCTTCTAATCGTTTTTGTCCGTTCATTTCGTCTACCTTGTATTGTGGTAGTTTTCGTTTTGGTTTTACATACTCGAAATGACGTTCCGCATCTGATAAGTCGTAAAACATTTCTTTGATTTCATCCGGTAGCATTTCTTCATCATCATCGCCGGGTTGAGGATCAGCAACCCGAAGAAAACAGCCTAAAATGTACTGCATAATCTCGTATGTGCTTTTGAAATGGTAATCGGCACGAATTTTATCAAGCCTTTGCCATTGTTCCAGATCAACCCGAACGGGAATCTTTTTAAAGTACACTAATTTCTTTTTTCTTCTTCGCATGGTTTCGTTATATTAATTATCTTCTACTAGCTCCGTTCAGGTCTAAAACGTTAAACATTTCATTTATTCTATCTGCGATATACGCACCGTAAATAGTCTGTATTTCCTTGATCGTTAAGTTTGTTGTAACATGGGTTATTACCTCATGTCTCAACTCATACCGACATTGGAAAATATACTGCATCACGTTTAACTCTGTACCGAAATACTTTGCGGGAATCGGTTCCCGTCCTAACTCATCAAAACAGATCATTCGCGGTATTCCGTTGTTGTAAGTATACAATTCCAGCGCATCCTTTCCACGCATCGAAAAACCGTTTGCAATGCAGGAAGCCGAATCAATTCTAAATCCTCCGATCGGATAACCGCCTTTCGATTTACCGCGAGTAAAATAGCTATATCGGTTCAGAATTTGCATGATAGTACTTTTCCCCGTACCGATATTGCCACGCAACAATAGCCCCTTATTTACGTCCAACTTCTCAGATCGTCCTTCTGCATATAAAAACAATTGATTCATTAAGTTTTTATTTGATTCGTCAATCTTAAAATCGGGACAAACATATTTGCAGCACGCTTTGAACCACTCCGGACGCTTTTTTATTTCTATCGGCTCGTCATAATATGGTCGTCCGTATGATAGTATCTCCGCTATCGGTAGAGTCTGTTTGATTCTTGTTTCCATTTCCGTTTTTATTGTTTTTCAGCTCAAAGAATCCTGCCCAATTATTCGCAATCGCTTCATTTATAATTTGAGATGCAATTTCAGGATTACCCTTGCTTAATTTTACTAATTTGTTGTAACACGCTTTGAGTGATTTTTCCGATTTATAGTTTTCTCGTCTGTCTTTCTTGTATTCAAGCCAAAGAATAAACGTTTCTAAAAACTCAGTAGATATAAAATCAAAATCCCCATGAGAGACTTTAGAGAGTATATTTTTGTTTGGTTTCTGTTTTAGTTTATTATAGTCTGTACTATCCCCTGTATTATTGACTCCCTTAACTACTGTACTATCCCCTGTATCATTGGCTGTTTGATTGGCTGTAAAATTTACAGTAGTTGTTACAGTGGTTTTAAATTCCTTCACGAAAGAATAGGAGCTTATAACACGTTTGTTTTTACCAGATTTATAATAAATCAATCCTGCATTTATTAAAGACTCACGGGCTTTTATTAGTGTTTTCTCATTCACGTTAAGCGCAAAACAAAGTTCAATGTTCGAGCAATCGAAAACGTCCCTCCAATCTTCGCCGTTACAAATAGCCACTAATTCATAAAAAAGGGCTTGTTCGGTGGCGGTAAATCTGAAACGTCGTCGTGCTTTTCTCATTTTTTCAGTTAGAGTATATCCGTCTATATTCATCACACTTATAAAATCTACCTAGCGACATAATAACTACATACTCTTACCCCTACCGACCTCCCTACCTTAAAGACAGAACAATAACAAATAAAATTACTCTCTTTGCCACCGTTCCTACACGTTCGGCAATCATGTTTTACTCGCTTTGGTGATGTTTTCGTTTTCATTCCTATACCTCCTTTATTTTAATTCCATGAACGTGAAGCATGAGCTTACGTTTGATTATATACTCTTTTGTTCGAACTCCTTTCGTATCTTCGACGACATATTCACCATCCCGATAATAAACGAAGTCTGCAATGTAATAAACACCCCGTTCGATAAGTTCTTTCTTACGCAACATCTTCCGTACTCCTTGCACCTCATAGAAATGATATTGCGGCGAAATAAGCTCGAATTTAACTTGTTCCTGTAGTCCGGTTATGACACCTTTCTTTTCTAGGAGTTTTAACTCTTTAGCGCGTCGGTACTCCTTTTTAGAGTCGTATCCGTCTATCTTAACATTATTATATTTTGCCATATATTAAAAATAAATTGTCGTCTAACCAGATATTCTCTACGCTGATTAGACGTAGAATATAGAATTTAAAACTTAAATACGAGGGCTTTCACCTCACGATGTCCTTTGCATCGGCATTATTGGTTAATAATATTATTTGAAATAGTCTTTATTCTTTCTTTTCGTACGGATAAACATCGACAATCGCCGTTTCTTTAAGGAGAATAGAAGAATAATCCGCCATTGTTCCTTTCATGCCTTCGTCAAGTTTCTTCATTGCGTCGTGAATGTCTGCAGCCTTTATAAGTACGTTTGTATAGGTTCGTTTCTCTTTGCCGCTTTTCTCATCAAGCGTAATGAAAGCAAGTCGCCCGGCAAACCATTTATCGGCAGAATCTTCTTCGCTCGTAAATATCTCGCTATAATGCGCGCGGGAAATATCGGACACAGTGAACTCACCGGAAATAAACGGTGTAACTTCTTCGATTATTCGTGATTCCGCTTCGGTGAAACTTAACGCATCGACCAAATACGGCTCAGTAACTTTCTTCTGCATTCCGTTCTCCATTACTTTTTCATAACGGATTTTACATAAAAACCAAGTGTGCATCATTTCGTGTTTATTAAAGTGTTTATAAAAATGTGATTAATCGTGTTGTGTTAATGTTGTGACGGTACTTTCTTTGTTAGCCTCTTTAATTTTTCCCGTAACTTATAAATCTGATTCTTTACCGGGACGCTATTTTTCGATTCCGGCTTTAACGTTTCGATCTGTATCTTTAATTCTAATACCGCTTTTGCTTTATCTATACAATCGAGAAAGTCCAGACCGGAACGGATAGATTCATCTATTATTTCGCTAGACAATCGGATGCGATCATAGAGTTTTTTTATATCCTCTGCATGATTGGAACGGTTCATTTCAAGTATCCGACCGTCATTTACATAGCCGTCATAAATGACATAATACAATCTGTTTACATCCGGTCTACCAAGAAAATGACCGAGAAACTGCCAATAATATTCATCTTTTTCGCTGATGGCATTACTAAACTGCAGCGATTCGATTTTACCTTGCGACATGGGACATTTGATTTCACCCAAAGCGATAATCTTTCCATCGAATCCATACACATAAAAATCTGGGGAATCCCCAAAGCCTTCAAACGGTTCATTAAAAATAATATCACTAAAATCTGTTGTACACGATTTAACATCATTCATCAATTGACTACGAACCCATTCTACCGCCAGCGGTTCATTTTCGTGCCCCCAATCGAAAGCTTTTGCGCTTCCATTTTCTCGTATTGTCCCGGTTCTACGTTCATACCGTACTAAATACATCGCATCCAACGCAGCTTTACCAAAGGGACAACCTTTGCCAGCTTTCATTAAGTCGGGAAGTGTAGAGGCGGTTATTTTGCCCCGTCTCCTCTCCTTCCATTCCATTTCTTTTTGCTCACTTGATTTCATGTGTTACTAATTCTTTTATTTGTTCTCTAGTCAGTTTATATTTCGTTTGGACTTGTGCAACCGTAAAGCCACCCGCCAAACCGTCAAGGATATTTTTCCAAATAGCCGATCCTGTTTCTACCGTAGGCAATGAGTTCTCGACTTTCGGCATAAAAGGACGAATGCGAAGCGAATCAACTTTCTCGCCAAAAGCATCTACCATTACCGCGCCTATTTGAATCTGTTTGTTTATCCACTCCTCAATATTAGGGGATTTAAAGAGTTTCGTCATAGTCTTGCAGTTCGTCCGGTTAAGAATCATCGGTTTTACATTTTCGTAGAAGTAAGCGACGAAACATTCTTCTTTCTTGCCGGACGCACCGACTACTAATTCTTTTTTCGTTTCGCGGATAGTAAGAATTATATCTTTTCCATCCGGTAGGCTGTAAGCGCCTAAATAGTCATAATTAAATTGAGTTTTCCAATGTGTCATTATCGTATTCTTTAAAAGTTATCTTTTCCATCCTGATAAAGTGATTCATAACAACGTGTACAAACCGTAATAATCTTTGTTCCACGCCTACCACGTTCATACGTCTCTACTTCCAGCTCAATCTCTTCACCCGGTTCTATTTCTTCTCCGCAATCTTCACAAACTAGAGTATCAGTAGGACACGCGCCAAGAACCGTGCAGATTCGACAATTACCGATACATTGAGGATTCGCCGCCATGTCGTTTCGTGTTTAAATAGTTACAGACTAGCACATATACAACCGTGATAAATACGATCAATAGTGCGATAATTAATTTGCCCGCCTCCGGATCGCCCTCTGCAAGGCTACACGCTAAAAGCATTAAGATGATAGCAACCGGACTTTGTTTTAGTGTCAACATAATATTTCTTTCTAGATTACCTTATTACTCTGTATGAATCTATCTATACTTGATAAATCGTACCAGATCATTTTTCCAAATTGAGAAAAGGAAACTAGTGCTTTTTCTCGTAACGTTCTCAAAAAATCATCCGAGCATCCTATATAGAATTTTGCTTCATCTTTACTAAGCCACTTCTTTACTATTGGCTCAACCTTTCCGGTTACTCTAGTTCGTCCCATTGTCGTATCATTCTTTGCGTTCAACATAAATGTTATCTCCTTCAATCCAAGTTTTAAAGACCTTTCCTTCATCAGTCTTTAAATCGGACGCGGTCGTTCTCACTGATTTTCTGCGGTTGCGTGGAAAGTAGGTTTGTCTTCCTACTTCCATCGCTTGCAATGTCGGTTTAATTGGTGTTGTGTTCATTGTCGTAATATTTATTTTATTAGCTTTGCATAAAAAATAATATGGATAATATAGAAAGCCTACATAATAGAATTAAATTGTACTCGGAATTGCGTGAGAAGCATATGCAAACTCATGAAAGGTGGTTTCAAAGTTTATTAGTCGCGGCTTCTGGTCTCCTCGGCGCTCTTGTAGCACTAACCAATAATAGCCAAGAACGTATCGAGATTCGTATTCTGTTTGTTCTGACAATAGCCCTATTGCTACTGGGTATCCTAGCCGCAGCAATCGCACTATTCTACAATACGGAGTATGCAAGTCGTGCGAAGAAGGCAGCTCGCTCGTGTATATCAAGTAAGAACGATTCAATAGATGCACGTCTATATCTCTCTTTTTCCGACCCCAAAAAACTTTTATATTGCGGCGTAGTCTCGTATATATTCTTCTCATTATCATTCATTTCTTTAATAGTATATGTAATAGCGAAAAATCTCCCAGAGTGGTTTTAATAGCCCCGAAGGGCTACCGGATCAATATTAAAAATCACATTCAACTTTATATTGCCCTTTCAACTTATTCAGAACTGATTCGGTTACTGCATAATTTCCATTTCCGTAACTTGTAACGCCGCGCCCAGAAAGAACGATGTTTTTGTTTTGGCAATGAATTGAATATTTATCGTCAATCGCTTGAATCAAAATATCGGCTTGCTTTTTTTGAGCGTCTAAAGACGTTTCTTTATACTCACCTCTCGGCTGTGCATCTTTTGTCATTACTATTGTTGCTTTCATTATTATTATATTATGCAGGGCTTTCGCCCTGCTGGTTAATACTATTATTTAATACCGCAAAGTTTTGAAATTCTCAATAACTCTTTATCGCTCATAAATGCGAGGTCAAAAAATACACCTTCATCGAAAGGTTTGTTTTCAGCCAAAGCGGCTTGTTTCATGTTAACCATTATTTGAGTTATCATATTGCCTTTTTCTTTATCGCTCATTCCTGCTTTCATAATTCTATACTTTTATTTGTTATTTCTTGATTGATTGATTAACTTTGATGCGACAAAGATACATGACTATACTCTACTATACAAATATTTAGTAGAATATATTCTATTAATTAACCTTTATTAGTAGATGATAGTATGACTATAAAAGAGAAAATTCAAAAATACATTGATTATAAAGGAATTAGTGTATATAGATTAGAGGCAGAAGCCGGATTATCTAAAGGTTATTGGGGTAAAACAAAAAGTATATCCGCCGATATAGCAATGAAAATTAGTAGAGTATACGGTGATATATCTACTGAATGGCTTCTACGAGATAAAGGAGAAATGATTAAAAATGCAGAGCGAGAACAAAAAACAATCGAGATTTCCGAATCTGCAATAAGCGAAACAAAGCGAAAAGGAGCATTAATTTACGATATAGACGCAACTTGCGGGCTAAGCGGTAGAGATGTAGACTTTACGGACGAAAAAGTTATAGGAAGTATAGACGCACCGGAGATAAACCCGGATTCAAAGATTATTTTCGCTACAGGGGATAGCATGTTACCGTTAATCGCTTCGGGTGATAGAGTAGTAATTAGAAAGATCGAAAGCTGGGACTTTTTCAACTACGGGCAAGTATATTTAATTATAACGAATGAATACAGACTCATAAAGAGGGTTCGTAGACATCCGAAAGATTCAGATAATTTAATCCTGCTTCGTAGCGAGAATCCAGATTATGACGATATAGATTTGCCGAAACGGGAAATTATTCATCTTTTCATTGTGGAGAATATTTTGTCAATTAAGAATATATTATAAATCACTAAAACAAAACATTATGAAGAAGCTATTTTTTATCTTAGTATTTATACTCAATA